TCCATAACACTTATATCCATTACGAGCTGATAATAGGATATTACTATTCTTCTTTCTATCACCAGTTAATTCATATGCAGCATCACGGGCATTATCCCATATTCTCTCTTCACCAGTTTCTACATTAATTCCCATGATTTTTAATCCACAATGCTTACCATTTCCTCTATTTTCTTCAGTAATTTGATTCCAACTTTCTTTTTTAATTGTTGGTTTCTTTTGTTTTACAATAGGAATGATTGGTTTCTTTTCTTCTTTTATAATGATATCGTTGTAACCATTCTCATAACTTTTATATTGTTCTATCCAATAGTATTCTTTTTCTTTTAATAAACTCTCATCACATTCATCTATAATTTTAATTGCAAACTTATCTACACCATATTTACGGAATGCACGATGTATTGATTTTGATGACATTCTCTTTGATTCTTCTATGTGCTGTTGCCATATCTTATTCAGTGGCAATGTTGTCTCCCCAATATACTTCTCCCCATTCTCTTTGTTAATGATGAGATAGATGATTCCTTGAGACATTTTTGTATTGTAGACAACGCTTTATTTATTGTACACAATGCTTATTATATTGTAGTCTACTATTATTCGTAATTATGTGATTGGTGAGGGTATTGTTTGAAATAATACATTAATGAAATGTATAATGTTAATGTTATATTCTTATAAATGATTTAATATCTTCTAAATGTGTGATCTTTATGATAAATGCCAGTTCTTATTGCAGGCTAAGCGAACCTAGCATAAAACGCGCAATTTGTCAAGTCCCACCCCCGCGCCAGGTACGAGATCCCACACAGATCACTACGAGATTATATCATAATACAATGTTAGCATTATAACACATTATAAGTACGAGATTCATATATACTATCATGATCTCGACGAGGCTTGCATTTGCTACGAGATCATGCTATACTATACAAGTACTCAACAAATCTCGACGAGTTATGTACGACGATTACGATCTCGATTACACATTCAGTAACGATTATAATCTCGACGAGGACTCATATGCCGAGTTTGGCACATCTGATCTCGACGAAGATTATGCGCGAGATGGGCAGGACTACGAGAGTCTTGCATATCGCCATTACGCATGATATAATAACCACACACAACGCGAGATTCTTATGCCTACCGCACAGAAACGTCAAGTACGTGTTACACTAGACATCATGTGTTATGATGATCTAGACATAGAGAATATGGACTGGAAAGAGTTATTAGAACTTGAAGGGGACGAAGAAGTTCATTATAGCATCAAAGATCTAGACCCATTCGTATAATGTGACACTTACGCAACTGGTACAGGCATTATAATATTATATAATGCTAATGTTATATGTGTAATTATTTTATGGCAGGGGGAGTGGCGATGTATTGTCGTCCACAGGGTTACCCCACCCCTCATCTAGTTGTGCTTATAAGATAGCATTAATTCATGAGGGGTGGGGTAACCCTGTGCCAGTTGTAGAAGCGGCACAGAGGGGCACACAGGGGGCGCTGGTGGTGTTAAATTACATTCGTTCCTGAGACATCCCGATGACTCAAACCCAGTTTGATGAGTTGTATACCAAACTCTACGATGCTTATGAGAATTCAATGCTGAAGGATGAGTATGTTCGTTCTACTTTGGGTGATGCCTTAGATCATATGATTCTGATGAAGTCAAGAGGTCTTGTGACAGTTGATCAAGTGGCACAGACCCCCTTGCAACCTGCCTGAATCCCTGTTACATTACATTTGTTCCTGAGGCAACCCCATGGCAACTAACTACCGCGTGATTGGTTTCGGTGAGACTGAGCACGGTTTCTTCAACGAACCCGCATTCTGTTCCTCTCTGGGTTACGCTCAAGGTTTCTTTGAAGGTCACAAGAATGACCCTGAAATCAAAGGCGCTGTGCTGATCAAGGTCGACCACGAAACGTGGCAGGTTATTGATGAGTTCGGCACTGAAAACACCTCCATTGTTTATGGTCCGCTTGGCACATTTAAAGTTGAGCGTGCTCCTAAACTGGTGATGGTGTGACACTCTAGAAACTGGCACACAGGGGGTTGCAAACGACCCCCACCCCTGTTACATTACATTCGTTCCTGAGGCAACCACCCATGGCAATCACCTTGACCGCTAACTACAAAGAAATCTTCGCTGCTGAAACTGTCAGCAAGATTGATGAGTTCCTGGATGACAACTATGCTCTGGATGACATGCTGGAGTTTATTGATGCCAACTCCGAAGAGGATTTCGTATCCTTCTATGAGGAATACGTGACTCAAGGTGAGAACATCGGTTATGATGTTGTGGATGCTTTCGTAGGTTATCACGGACTCTCTTGTGTAGAGTATGCTGGTGATGCCTATCGCGGTGTTTATGATTCTGAGGCGGAATTCGCTGAAGAGTATACTACCGATGTTTATGGTGATGTGCCTGGATTCGTTGTAGTTGACTGGCAGGCAACTTGGGATCAGAACCTTCGTTATGATTTCGATTTTATCGATGGGTTCGTGTTTAATTCTAACTTCTAGTTAGATCTCGACGAGATGTGTGCGAGATAACATCAAGCACACATCATGTTTACAAATCTCGTCGAGATGTGGTATAATCATTATATCATATCTCAACGAGATATCATACGGGACCATGGCGGAATTGGTAGACGCAACGGACTTAAAATCCGTCGAGGATTAAACCTTGTGAGAGTTCGACCCTCTCTGGTCCTATTGGGTGATTCGAGAATATCATCACCCATGCGCGAGTGATACAATATAAAATAGGGATAGTGGGTGATTCTGAGGCAGGGAGTGGTGTCCCTGCCTTTTTTTTGTCTATACTATAGTGCAAGAATTAGTGCTTCACCCCACTCACCCCTTCCCACACCATCTAACGTGCTTATATAATATTCTACTCTTTCCCCCTTAAGATATTATAATATCTCTAAGATGGCTTATATTATGATCTTCATGCTTAGCAAAGCGATTCTAGCAAGATTCTAAGATCTTGTCAAGCCCCTTGGTATGACTGGAATTTTCACGATTCTGAGATTTTCATTCATAATGAAAAAGCGTGAAACGTGAAAATTATATGTGCCAATTGGCGAACTGGCACACACCCCCTTGCGTTCGTGCTCTGAGCGTGCCATACTACATTCGTGGTTGAGGAATTCTCTACATTCTCCTCCCACCCCAATTATCATGCAACTGACCAAATCCTTTCCCCCTGCTGATGATCTCGTGATGCAACTTCAGCAGATTGACTATCGTAAACTGCTCAACGATTACATGGACTTCGTTGTTACCGTGTGTGCATTCGTGGCAGCAATTTCTACTATCCTCTGGGAGAAAATCCAAGTGATGAAGTTTCAAACCCCCGAATTCATGACTGATTACTTCTACTTCAGCGTCAACCTGATTGGTGACCCTGGTGATGAAATCGTGGGTCTGAGTGTTGGCAACCGTTACGTGGGTCTTTATAACAACGGAATCGTGTGGGGTGTGCTGAACGCTCAGGGCGCCCTGGACAATCAGTAAACTGGCACATGGGGGGTTGATTTCCCCCCGCATCCGTTCTACATTACATTCGTTCCTGAGAGGCACACCAATGTTTGATGAAATGTGGCAGGAGATTGCTGATGCTCCTGGAGAGATTTTCGACATTCCTGAGTTGAATGATGAGGATTTCAACCTGAATGACTACCTTGCCGCCGACTACGATTACTGAAATGCCCGACACCTATTCGTTCTCTGGTGATGCTATCACCTTCCTTGGTTTGGTTGGTGTGGTTTCGACGTTTATCATCGTTGTTACTGCTTTCCGCCGTTACTATTCTTCTCCGCTTCGTAAGTGATGACAAAGCAAGTTCAACTTTTTGAGTTTTTGTATAGAGAATGTCAGAAAGATCCTGACTTGCTCGCTATGGTAATTGATGAGTATGTTGTCTCTTTAAGTGACAGCAAACTCGATGAGTTAGAAGATTTTATCGTCAACAACTTCGGAGACAACTGACATGACTGAAGAGAATCAAGTGGATCAAATTGCCACCAAGTTTGCTACTTTCACTCCCGATCAGATTCATCAGTTCGTTGAGAACTATGCTGAGCGAATCGTGGATGACATGGATACTAAAACCCTGATGCAATTTGCCTATGATGTGATCGTTGAGAATCTGGGAATTCAATCTCCCGATGACATTCTGAATGAGGTTTCGTGTGTTTATGATGATGACATTGTGGAGGAACTGATTGAGAGTGTGACAGTCTGAGAGGTGGCACATAGGGGGTTGCGTTCGTGCTGCCCCCCCTGTTACATTACATTCGTTCCTGAGACATTCTCATGGCATCCTCCTTTATCACTCCTCTCCGCCACAAAAACGGCAAAATCTTCAAACCGTATATTGTGCAGAAAACTCCTCACAAATACGCTGATCCTGAAGGTCGTTTTTCTGTGTTTTTGTATTCTCACAAAGTATACAAAAACGGAGAGTTTTTCAACCGTTATCGTGTTGTTTCGTTTGACGGTTTGCCTGCATTCTTTAAGACTAAGGATGAGGCAAAGGATTATGCGTTCTATCGGTTGGGCATGTGACAGACGGCAAGGTGGCACACCCTCCGTTGCGGTGTGCCCCTGATGCCCTACAATTCTCTCAGTTCACAAGGACACCCCCATGCGCGTCAAGCAAGTTACCATCACCAGCACGCAAATCTCCCTGGCAGACGGGACTGAGGTGCTGTTCTCCTATGAAACCCCCGTCGCTGCCCTTGTGCCTGGCAAGGGTTGGATTCGGACTGAACAGTTCTACAGCGTGACCACCTCCAAGCACATTAACCGCTGGCTGGCGGGATTCGCCGGCGATGAGGTGGCAACTGTGCCACAATGGGAAGTGGACCAACTGGTGGCGTTCTGAGGGGCGCCACCCCCTACAATTCTCTCAGTTCAAACGACCCCCCCCCCCCATGAATCTCTACATCATCGAAGAAGTGCTCTATGACTACACGGACGGCATGGTAGTCATCGCTGCCCCTGATCTGAACCGCTGCCGTGAACTATTCGCTGAAGAGTTCAACACGGGCGTAGGTAACCACATGAATGAATATGATGAGGCGATCAAATCTGGCGCCTTTAAGGTGCTGGAGGTGCTGAATCAGCAGGAGGGTGTGGTATCCTATGTGTACGGTGGGGGTTGACCCCTCCCCCTGATCTGCTACAGTACTCTCACCCGCAACCGACACCATGCGCCAGCGCCTGATTGACTCTATCTGCGCCATGTTCAATGAGTATCATGGCAACGCAGTTTCGCCCGATTGGCTTCTGGAATTGATGAACACTTCTACCGATGATGTGCTCATCGCCCGCCTGAACAATTGGCGCCGCAACTATCCTGAACAGTTTCAGCGCCACGGCATCTATGTGATGTGACAGTTAAGGGGGTGGCACACACCCCCTAGATCTGCCCTCCTGATGCCCTACAATTCTCTCAGTTCAAACGAACCTCCCATGGCAACCACCTATCAGACCGATTTCACCAACGTTACCTACAACGGTTGGACTAATTATGAAACCTGGAATGTTGTTCTCTGGATTGAGAATGATGAGAGCATTCAGCACTTCATTCAGGAGAATGATGTGTGCTGCTATGAAGAACTGCTGGAGGCGCTCTATGAACTTGGTGGTTCTAAAGAGACTCCCGATGGTGTGAAGTGGGCAGATCCTAAGATCAACCGCGCTGAAATCAACGGCGACATTTTCGACTTCTGAATGATGGGAATGGCAGCGCCTTAAAGACTCCAACCCTTTCCTTCTAATTAACACAAACTCATGACCCGCAATGTTCTTGTTTCGCTGCTGCGCCAAGGTGCTACCGGTAGCGAAATTCTCCAGATTCTTGACACTATTAGTGACGGGAATTCTGGTGACCAATTTGCTGGCGGTGGCGCAGAACCTACCGCTGATCCGATCGAATTCTGATCAGACTGTGCCAACCCGCTAGGTGGCACAGCGGAGGGTTGCCCCCTCCCCTTTGCCCCTTAGAATTCTCTCAGTTCACAAGCAACCCAATGACCCTTCCTGGATTCGACTACCCCGATCAGAGCGCCTGGGGATGGGCGCCTGGAGTGTGGCAGGAGAGCACCGCCCGCCGCATCCTGGAGCACGATGACCTGATGGACGCCGACGACTATGATCGCCGCCGCGCTGAGCGGGACGGTTGGAAGACCGCACACTGGGATGGGCGCTGACCCCCCCGCTAGCGACTATAATTCTCTCAGTTCACAAGCAACCCCATGGCACACGTCATCTCCACCGCCGACGCCAAACTCCTGCAGACCGCTCACGTCATCACCTGGGACGTGTTCACCCCTAGCATGATCCGCGACATGCACCGCACCCCTGACGGTGCTGAGATCCTGCGCCAGATCGTCCGCGACGGTTTGGAGGGTGCTGACAAGATCGTCGACGCCCTCTGGGACAATCTGTGAGGTGGCACAACGGGGGGCGCTGCTGCCCCCCATGACCCTGTAGAATTCTCTCAGTTCACACCCCGAACCGATGACCATCCCCACCCCTCTGAAGACCATCCTCTCCCCCACCCGCTACCCGTTCGCGGTCGCCCAGGTGCGCGACGGTAAGATCGTCAGCACGCTCTCCTATCAGACCACTCTGGAGCAGTGCCACGCTGAGATGCAGGGATGGCGCTCCCACTTCAACAGCGCCGACTACATCATGGCGGAGATGCGGGATCTGGATGATACCACCTCCTACTCCTACTGGTGTGCGGTCTGACCGCTGGCACAAGGGGGGCACGACCCCCCTCCCCGACCGTCTACAATTCTCTCAGTTCAGACAACCGCTCATGACCCGCTACGACGTGATCTGCCCCTCTGCCCCTTGGGAGAATACGACCACCGATGCCGACCGCGCATGGGACCTGTGCCTCTCCCTCAGCGAAGACTACGGTTACGCTCAGGTCCGCTGCAACGGCATCATCATCGGAGACTACACCGACGGGCACGCCTGAGGGGGTGCCCCCCATGCTACAATTCTCTCTCAACCAACCAACCCCCATGACCACCGCCGCTCCTGCCATCGCCACCGTCTACGGTGTGTTCACGATGGGCACCGACTACTATGACACCGAATGGGTGCTGCACACCCTCTACGCCTCTCAGGAGCAGGCAGACGCCGCTGCTGCCGCGCTGCGCCCCATGACCGATGAATGGGAGGATGACCTCTACGCTGCGGTTCAGGTTCAGGTTCTGAACGTTCGCTGACCTGCTACAGTACTCTCTCAACCAACCAACCCCCCCCCCATGAAACTCCTGACCGCCTTCCTCACGATCTGGGTCGGATGCCAGTTCGCCCAATCGGCCGCGGCCACCGTTAACGCCTGGCAGGAGGCCGAAGCGATCGAATGGTGCCACCGTCAAGCGGGAGGATCGCCTGAGGTCTGCGGACCCCTGCCGAGTGCCGATCGCTGAACCGCACACTAGGGGGGCGGCAACGCTCCCCCTACCGACTAGGATTCTCTCAGTTCAAACGAACCCGATGATCGACTCCTGCTTCCCCGCTCAGATCGCTGAGATCACCAACCCCGACAACGGCACCATCTACTGGATCGAAGCGGCATACGCTGCCAAGCTCCACGGTCTGTGGGACGACTTCCGCACCGACTACGGCACCACCGATTCGTTCGGCGGGGTCGATGCTGGGGAGTTTCTGGTGTGGTTGGGGTATTGACCCCTGCCCCCCGACCGACTAGGATTCTCTCAGTTCACACGACGCCCCATGCGCCTCTCCCCCGCCTCCCGCCTCTCCACCCGTGAAACCGTGTGGGTTGCGTACCGCAACGACGGCAGCAACTTCAATGCCATCTCCGCCCCTACGGGTCACCCCGCCACGATCTGGGCGGCACAGTTCGCTGAGGTTCACGCCTCCGACGTGCGGACCCCCGATCTGGGGTGAGGGGTTCGCCCCCTTCCCCGTGCTATCATTCTCTCAGTTCACACCCCCTCCCCCATGACCTCCACTCTCACCATCGACGGCGTTCAGTTCACGGTCACCCGCCTGCGGACCGCTCATGGCAGTGCCGCTAACCGTTGGGCGGATCGGATCAAAGGCGGCAGCAGCAGGGTCCGCACTCATGGCGGCGCTGCAGGATCGCATGGCACCCGCATGAGCACCACGAATAGCGCACTGGCGGACGTTCGTTGACATTGTGCAGGGGGCATCATCGCCCCCTATTCGTTCGTGTTTTTGGCAGTTAATTATGCGTGATTTGTTATATCGGGCGCGGGCGCGTTTATAAAAGCAATGGATCCCCTAATCTATAAAGTGTTACCCAAGAGAGACTTTTATAACACTCATATAAAAAAAAATTTCGCTATATAAAAAAAGAAAATAAGTCTTATTATAATGAAGAAAAAATCCGACACAGAAATTTGCTCCGTAGAAGTCGATACGATCACTGGTCACTATTATGTTGCGATACCAGAGTGGATGATGAATGAGTTATCCTGGTATGAAGACACAAGTATCTCAATTAAAATCGAAGGAAATGAGATTATCTTAAGAGAACATGAGATCAACTAAGACGAAAAAAAAATACGAAATATATCTGAAGGATAGTTGTATTTACGAAAATCTTTCTGAGAGTGAGTTTCATGAAACCTGGAAGATGATTCAGAATTTCATTGATGCCTCGGGCGCAGTTGATAAAGAGGATGTGAGTTACAAAGAGGTGTAATTGACAAACTCTATATAATACTGTATGATACTGAAGTAAAAACTTTAATTTTATGGCTAAAGGATTCACCGTAAAAGCAAAAACCCCCGTGCCCTCAAAGAACCCGACTGAGGAATGGGATTATGAATTAGCAAAAGAGATGATCAAAGGTAAGAGCATTGTGTTCTGCTTACCTGGGAGAAACGTTTCATATACATTTTTAAAAGCATTTGTACAACTTTGCTTTGACTTGGTGCAGGCTGGCGCCAGCATCCAAATTTCGCAAGATTATTCAAGCATGGTAAATTTTGCGCGATGTAAATGTCTTGGAGCAAATGTACTCAGAGGTCCTGATCAATTGCCTTGGGATGGTAAATTGAATTATGATTGGCAACTCTGGATCGATTCAGATATCGTCTTCGATACTGCCAAGTTTATGCAATTGGTTTTGATGGACAAAGATATTGCAGCAGGTTGGTATTGCACCGAAGATGGCATGACGACCTCAGTTGCTCACTGGTTAGAAGAGGACGACTTCCGTAACAATGGTGGTGTCATGAATCATGAGACCTTAGAAACCATGAGCAAGCGTAAGAAGCCCTTCACAGTCGATTATACTGGTTTCGGATGGCTCCTCATTAAGCATGGAGTCTTTGAAAATCCTGGTATGAAGTATCCCTGGTTCGCGCCCAAGATGCAAGTCTTTGAATCGGGAGAAGTTCAGGATATGTGTGGAGAAGATGTAAGCTTCTGTTTGGATGCAATCGAAGCGGGATTTGAAATTTGGTGCGACCCTCGTATTAGAGTTGGTCACGAAAAGACAAGAGTGATTTGATGACTAACAGCGCAGTACAAATTACCAAGTATAATATCTATTGTAAGGGTAAAAAAATTCACAGTGCTCTTACAGAAGAAGAATACTTGGAGGTTATAGGAGATCTTGCTCTGGAATATTATCAGACTGGATCTCCTCTTCCTGAAGATATTACTACAGAAATTATTGGAGAATTGAGCAATGGCACGATCTAAAGCAAACAGCAGCAGCGGAAAAATTTCTTATGTTCCTGGTCCTCCTAAAAGAACTCGTCAAGGACAAGGAAATGGCACCAAGTACGCTGCATCGTCTCGCAATGGGGCACGTAAGAAGTATAGAGGTCAAGGAAACTAACCATGTACATTCTGGATAGTAATGAAGAATGGAATTCAATACATCCAGAAGATTTACTTTTTTATAATAAATTATTTTTAAGTCAGGTTTTAGGATATACTTGCGGTCCAATTGGGACTAATGTTCCCAAACCTGACTTTTATATTATACGTCCTTCTATTAATCTGCTCGGCATGAGCCGTTTTGCTCGTCTTGAATGGATCGAACACACTACAGAACACTATCATCCAGCAGAATTTTGGTGTGAGATCTTTAAAGGTGATCATGTAAGTGTAGATTTTCAAAATCAAGAACCAAAATTAGTTGTTTTAGGTGAAAGAGAAGAGAATGATCCTCTGTACAAATGGAAAAAATGGTCTAAAATTGAAAAAAATATAAAATTTCCCGAAATATTAAAAAAATTAAAGGGTAATTATGAGTGGATTAACTGTGAATTTATTGGAGATCGTCTTATAGAGGTTCATTTTCGTCAAAATCCAGATTTTAGATATGAAAATTCGGAAGCAATTCCAGTTTGGCAGGATGAAGATCAAAATATTTCTAAAGAATATCGTTGGATTTCTGATTCTGATTATTTAAGAAGGGGATTTTTTATCAAATAAATATTTTTTTGATAAATTCACAAGGAATTACGAAATTGGAACAGTTTTCCATGGGAAAACACCTACTATTAGAGGTGTATGATATAAATTTTGACCTTCTAAACAATAAAAATACTCTTTTGGAGGCAATGGAAAGAGGTATTTTGAATGCAGGAATGCATATTTTAAATATTTTTTCACACTCCTTTGATCCTTATGGTGTTACAATCGTAATTGCACTTGCAGAAAGTCATGTTTCGTGCCATACTTGGCCAGAAAAAGGATCTATTGCAATCGATGCTTACACTTGTGGAGGTGGAGATCCTAATCTTATTGTTAAAGAAATACTTTTATACTTAAATTCAACAAATTTTTCATTAAGAGAATTATCTCGTTAAATAGATGTGAAGGAGATAGCAACCTCCTATAAAAAAGTTCTGTTTTATTAAAACAGGAGAAAAAAATGTTGTTTGAAAATCCAAATCAACCAAAGCAAAGAGTACTTCAAGAAGTTGTATACGATAAAGCACCTACTCACAACTTTAAGAAACAAGTCGAACTACATGAAAAGATTCGTAATGATGAAGATTATGACGATTGGGACTATGGAACTGAGCCAATATACGGTTCATCCTGGAAGTAAATATAAATAAAGCAAGAATACACCTGTCCTAATGGCGATTCAAAGGATATCGAGGGCGTTTAAAGATATTAGTTTATCTTTTACCCCTCATCCTATTACAAATGATCTACAAATTCTTAAGAATGAGGATGCGATTCGTAGATCTATCAGAAATTTAGTAGAAACTATTCCTACAGAAAGATTTTTTAATCCAAATTTAGGATGTTTTGTAGTAGGCAGTCTCTTTGAATTCGTTGACTTTGGTACTGCTTCTATTGTGTCAAAGCAAATTGAAAATACAATTAAAAATTATGAACCAAGAGTAGATAATTTAAAAATCTTTGTCAACCCAAAACCAGACGAAAATAGTTTTGAGGTGACAATTTATTATGATATTGTAGGACAAGATTTTCCATCTCAAGAATACACATTTTTACTAGAGGCAACAAGGTAAAATGCCTTTCACGAAATTTACGGATTTAGATTTTGATCAAATAAAAACATCGATAATTAATTATCTTCGTTCAAATTCAGATTTTACTGATTTTGATTTTGAAGGATCTAATTTTTCGGTGTTAATAGATACGTTAGCATATAATACGTATATTACTGCGTTTAATGCTAATATGGTGGTCAATGAATCCTTTTTGGATTCTGCAACTCTTAGAGAAAATGTAGTATCTCTTGCAAGAACGATAGGATATGTTCCACGTTCAAGATCAGCAGCAAAATCTGGAGTAATTATTACTGTACCCACAGAAACTCAATCACTAACTTTAACATTATCTCCAGGAGTAGTATGCACTGGAAGATATGATGATAAATCATATGTTTTTTCTATTCCTGAAAGTATTACGACAACCGTCAATAATGGTGTTGCCGTATTCGGAACTACAGAAAATCCGATACTAATGTATGAAGGTGTTCTACTCAAAAAAGAATTTATAGTAGATACATCAATTAATCAAAGATTTATTTTAGATAACTCATTTATCGATACTTCATCAATCGTAGTAAAAGTCAAAGGAATTAATGATATTGGTGAAGGAGTAGAATATTTTAAGATTGATAATATTTTAAATTTGACTGGTGAATCTACTGGATATTTGATACAAGAAATAAAAGATGAAAAGTATGAAATAGTTTTTGGTGATGGATTTTTTGGGAAAAAATTGGAAAATCAGTCCGTTGTAACCGTATCTTATATAATTACTGGTGGAAAAGAAGGTAATGGAGTAACAAATTATTCGTTCAGTGGTTCATTACAATCCTCTACTGGAGGTTCTGTTATTCCAAGTGATGTTGTAGGTGTTGAAACTGTTTTCTCTTCCTCTAATGGTGGAGATATAGAACCTATAGATTCGATTAAATATTTTGCGCCTAGAGTTTACTCGTCACAATTTAGAGCGGTAACAAGTAGAGATTATGAGGCCATAATTCAACACATTTATCCAAATACTGAATCCGTTTCGGTTGTGGGTGGTGAGGAATTAATTCCTCCACAATACGGAAAGGTAGTAATAAGTATAAAACCTAAGAATGGATCATTAGTATCTGACTTTGATAAGAAGAATATATTGACTAAGCTTAAAAATTATTCTTTAACTGGAATATCTCAAGAAATAGTTGATCTTAAGATATTGTATGTTGAAATAGAAAGTTCAGTTTATTATAATTCTACTCAAGTATCAACAGCAGAAGATTTAAGAACTAAAGTTATCAATTCATTGAATTTATATGCAAATTCAGTTAATTTGAATACTTTTGGTGGTAGATTTAAATATAGTAAATTACTCCAAATCATTGATAATGTAGATACTGCTATCACTTCAAACATTACTAAAATTAAAATAAGAAGAGATTTGAACGCTGCGATAAATCAATTTGCCCAATATGAAATTTGTTTCGGTAATAGATTTAATATCAATAGTAAAGGATTGAATATTAAGAGTACAGGATTTAAAATATCGGGAGTTAGTGATACTGTATATTTTACCGATATACCTAATAAAACTGAATCTGGAATTTTGGATGGAAGTAATAAAGGAATTATTTCTATAGTTAAAGAAAGTAAAGAATTAGAAACTTATCCGGTTGTTGTTAAATCTGCAGGGACGATTGATTATGCTACGGGAGAAATAATATTAAATACTGTCAATATAACTTCCACCGAAATGCCAAATGATATTGTAGAGATACAAGCCTATCCAGATTCTAATGATGTTATTGGATTAAAAGATTTGTATCTGAGTTTTTCTGTCGAAAAGAGTACAATAAATATGGTAAGAGATGTCATATCTTCTGGTGATGATATCTCTGGATCTACTTTTGTAAGAGACTACTACACTTCTAGTTATTCAAATGGCGATTTAGTAAGAAAGGGAAGATAACAAATGTTAGAAAATACTTTTAATGAAAAAATAAAGATTCAGGATATTGTTAGTAGTCAAATTCCTCAATTTATTTTATATGAAAATCCAAAATTTTTGGATTTTCTGAAGCAATATTATATTTCCCAGGAATATCCAGGTGGTCCAGTTGATCTTTTGGATAATTTGGATAGTTATATAAAATTAGACAATATTATACCAGAAACTTTTGCTGAAAATATTTCAATAACAGCAAATATATCTAATGTCGATACTATCATACCTGTAACTAGCACTAAAGGATTTCCTAATAAATATGGTCTATTGAAAATAGATGATGAAATAATTACATATACGGGTATAACTACAAATACATTTACAGGATGCGTTAGAGGATTTAGTGGAATAACAGACTATCATAAAACTAATGATCCAGATGAACTAGTTTTCTCCACATCAAATAGTTCTTCACATAAACAAAATTCCACAATAATTAATTTAAGTTCATTATTTTTAAAAGAATTTTTTAAAAAAGTTAAGTATTCATTAACTCCTGGTCTGGAAAATATTGATTTTTCTAATAAAATTAATGTATCTAATTTTATAAAGTTAGCTAGATCTTTTTATCAATCGAAAGGAACTGAAGAATCTTATAAGATATTATTTAAATTACTATATGGTGAAAATATTAAAATTGTAGACTTAGAGAAATATTTAATAAAACCTTCCTCAGCGGAATTTTTGAGAAGGCAAATAGTAATAGTTGAAAAGTTAGGTGGAAATCCACTAAGAATTGTTGGACAATCTATAAAAAAATCTACTGATTTAAAAACAGAAGCATACGTATCTGAAGTAGAACTCATTAAAAGGGCTGAAAAGTATTATTATAAACTTTCTTTATTTGTTGGATATAGCTCTGAAGAACTGATTGTAGGAAAATTTGATATTCAACCAAAAACTAAAGTAATAGAAAAAGTAGCAGTAGGGGAATCTGTAATATCTGTCGATAGTACTGTTGGATTTCCTGATTCTGGAACTCTAGTTTCCGGAAGTAATATTATTCAATATTCGGAAAAAACTTTAAATCAATTTATAAACTGTACGAATATAACAGAGGAAATAAATCCTGCTGATGATATTTCTATAGAAGAATATGTCATCTCATATGAAAATGGAGATACTTCAAAGGAAGTGAAGATGAGAATAACCGGAGTTATTTCCGGAATAGAAGAAAAAAATGAAATTTATGGATTAAGTGAAGGAGATTATATTAGAGTAAAAAGTGTTGGGGAAATAATTCCAAATAGAAATTCTAACTTTAAACAAATATTTGCAAATAGTTGGGTATATAACACTAGTTCTAGATACCAAATAGATTCTATTTCTGGATCTACAGCAATATTGAAGAGTGCGATTGATAAATCTAGTTTGAAAGTAGGGGATCAAATAGAAATTCTTGTTAGAGGTACTCAAACAATTGTCACTTCATCAACAAATATAGCAATAATATCTACAATTACATTCACCACAAATGAAATAAGTTTTAATAACTTAACTGACTTAAATGGAAATCCATTTAATCCTTCAGATCCAAATAATTTTTATTTTAATAAAGAGTTTGACCTAAGAAGAAAATTAAGAAAATCTAGCAGTATTAATATCCCATTAGAAACTGGGAATAATAAATTAATTTCTAACATATTGAACATGTATAATCAATATGATAGTTATTATTACATCGCTTCAAATGGACTTTCTTCATATCCAATAACAAAACAAATTATTAAGAAGACAATTGAAAATGCATCAGAACTTGCTTTAGATGATTTAAATGATACTACAAAAAAATATGCATCTATAATAATCCTCAATCACCCATTTCAAACGGGAGATTGTGTAATTTATGAATCTGAAATAAGAGATATTCCAGAATTAGTTTCTGGATCAAAATACTATGTTTATGTAGTTTCTTCAAATTCAATTCGTTTATATGAGTCAAGATCTTTTGTTGGAACTTCCAATTATATTGAATTCACTCCCCTCTCAGCAACTGATGGATCGCATTCATTTACACTAGAAGATCATATATCTAATGTTATAGGGAAACAAAATATTTTTAGAAAATTTCCTTCTACTAGAAACTTTTCTTTGGAGGGATCTTATCCCACAGAAAATACTAAAAAATTAGGATTATTATCAAATGGAATTGAAATATTTAATCCAAGATTTGGGGATAAAATATATTATGGACCTATAGAAAGGATTGATGTCATAAATGGTGGAGAAAACTATGACGTTTTAAATCCACCTAAAGTTGAAATTTCAAAACCATCAATAGGAACTACCGCATTAGTTCAACCTATTTTAAGTGGAGGGATCACTGAAATTATAGTCGATCCTCAGGATTTTGATGTGACCGGAGTTTTATCAATTAAAATTTCTGGTGGAAATGGTAAAAATTGCAATGTTGATCCATTTTTAGGTAATAAGTTTAGGGAAGTTGAATTTGATGGTAGAAAAATAACTGATGGCGGTGGAGTAGATATTTTTAATGAGACTATAAGCTTCCTAACTGACCATAAGTTTTCTAATGGAGAAGAAATAATTTATACTTCTGAAGGTAATGATGTGGGTATAGGAATTTATGGTGGATCTAATTTAAATCAAAATAGAACTCTTGTAGATGGTTCTTCGTATTATGCTAAAATAGTAAACAATAAAACTATTCGCCTTTATGAATCTTTAAATGATTATTCTTCTGGAATTAATACAGTTGGATTTACAACAGCGAATTTATTTGGAATTCATAAGTTTAGAACTATTAAGAGGAAAACAATTTCTTCAATTAAAATAATTGATCCAGGATTTGGATATGAAAATAGAAAATTATTTGTTGATCCTACGGGGATATCTATTGAAAAAGATTCTGTATATTTTCCAAATCATGGATTTAATGAGAAGGATATAGTTGAATATTACTCAACTAATGTTGCAATACCAGGAATATCCACCACTAATTCATATTATATCCTGAAGTTAGACGATGATAATTTTAGAATATGCGATGGTGGTCCTATTGGAACTAATGATGAAACAAATTACAATAGGAAAAAATATGTTACATTCTCCAATATTGGATCTGGATATCACGTATTTAAATACCCTGACATAAAAGTAGACATATCAGTATCATATGGAAGTACTTATGTTGGAGTAGTCACAGCAACGCCAGTAGTTAGAGGACAATTTATAGGAGCTTATGTCTATAATTCTGGAACAGGATATGGTTCCACTATTATTAACTTAGAAAGAAAACCAAAGATAACAATTAGAACAGGAAAAAATGGTGCCGTAAGGCCAATCATAGTTAATGGAAAAATAACTAGAGTTGAAGTTGAATCTGCTGGAACAGAGTATTATAGTACTCCAGAATTAAAAATTATTGGAGATGGTTATGGTGCAAAATTAAGAGCTGTTATTTCAAATAAGAAATTAGTTAGAGTCATTGTAATAGATTCTGGTAATGGATATAGTAAAGAAAATACTAGGATTAAAGTTGTTTCTGTTGGTGGTGGTGCCTTCTTAGATCCTAAAATTAGAAGTTTAACACTTGATAGTATAATAAAAAATGGAAATGAAATTATCACCAAAAGTGAAAATAAATTACAATATGGATTAATTGCATACGATCCTTCTATTGCTCTTTCCGAATTTAAAGATGATGGATCATCCCATTCACCAATAATAGGATGGGCTTATGATGGAAATCCAATATACGGTCCATATGGATATTCAAATCCACAAGATAATACTTCACAATTAAAACTATTAACTTCCAGTTATAACTTAAGTTTAAGTAATGTAAGTGATAGGCCAGACGGATATCCTCTAGGATCTTTTATTCAGGACTATAAATTTAATAATATTGGAGATCTTGATATTTGTAATGGTAGATGGGGTAAAACGCCCGAGTTTCCAAAAGGAACTTATGCTTATTTTGCGACTTCTAATATACCCGCAAATTCAGTAAGATATCCTTATTTTATTGGTGATTATTTTAGACTTCCTTTAGTTGAAGAAAATTTATATCTAGATCAGCAATTTGATATTAATTCGGAAGGTTTAATTAGAAATACTTATCCTTACAAAATTAACGATCAATACTCCGATAATGATTTTATCATAGAATCTAATGAAGTTACTAGTCAAAAACTTACCATAGAATCTGTTTCCTCCGGATCAGTTGAATCGTATTCAATCACCCAATCTGGAACAGATTATAAAGTAGGAGACCAATTATTAATTGATACGCCTGAAGTTGGAGAAGGATTTAGTGGTGTAGTTTCAGAAATAGAAGGAAAACCAATAATTTCTATAGAAACTGAAATAGAGTCTTATGATAATTTTAAATTTGTTTGGGAAACTAACTCTCAAATTTCTGCATATATTTCAACTAGTCACAACCTTCAAAATGGTGACGTTGTTAGTATAAGTGGAGTTTCAACATACATAAAAAATTTACAGAATAATCATACAATATCCGTTAGAAATGAAAGAACTTTCTTATTATATGATTTAAATCCATCCGGATTAGTATCCGATATTTATGTTTATAATATACCAAATTCAGTTAAGCAAGATTCAATATTGAGGATAGAGAGTGAAGAACTAACTGTTTTAAACGTTTATCCAGAAAAAAATATTTTAAGAGTTAAGAGAGGAGATGTTGGTCTATATCACTCAACATCAACTCCAGTTTATGCAATACCAAATAAATTTACTGTCAATTTAGAGACAGATTACTTTAATTCGTCTATTCAGAATAAAGTTTATTTTAATCCAGCCAAATCTGTTGGTGTTGGAACAACTGCGGGAAATTATGTTTCTTTCTCAGATCAATTAGGGCAGGAATTAGTAAATTATTCCTCCCAAACACAATCAATATACTTACCAAATCATCAATTTAAGACTGGACAAAAAGTTCAACTAATAAAACTATCTACCGCATCTGCATTTTTAGTTTCTAATACTCCAGAAGAAGATCCATTTAATTTGCCAGAATCAAGTAACTCTGAGACTGTTTATGTCATAAGTAAATCTCCAAATTCAATTGGAATTGTTACTCTCAGATCTCAAGTTTTTTCTTCTAATGGATTATATTTTTCAAACTACGGATCTGATGATTATGAATATTCATTTGAAAGTACTTTCAATGAAGTTTCTGGAAAAGTAGAAAAAAATAAAACTTTAGTATCTCTTTCAACTTCACATCTTTTAGAGTATGGTGATACGATAAAATTACAAGTTAATCCAAGTCTAACAGTTGGATTTGGTAATTCATCAACTGCTAAAGTTTTATATAATTCTCAAATTCAAAGTATATTAATTAATCCACAGTATTTTACTAATTCTGAGGTCGATACGTCAAATAATACAATAACTTTACCTGATCATAGATTAAAAACTGGAAATAAATTATTGTATAAAATGGTAACTGGTGGATCTGTCGGTGGATTAATAACTAATCAAGCATATTATGTATATAAAGTTGATAATAATACTATTAGATTAGGAGAAACTTATTCAGATGTAATAAAGGATAATCCTTTAACAGTAGATTTAACTTCTTCTGGAGGAACAAAGCATTATGTTGCTCTGATTAATCCTGAAATAGAAGTTTATAGAAATAATAGTATAATTTTTGATGTTAGCGATACATCATTATCTTCTTATGATTTCAAAATTTACTATGATAGTAAATTGAATAATAAATTTGTTTCTGCTGAAAATGATGATAATTTCAATGTAATTGGTGTTGGGACTGTTGGAGTTACTACTACAGCAGCAGTTACTTTAAATTATTCAGATAATTTACCACAATTCTTATATTATTCTTTAGAAAAGAACGGAGTTCCAATAAGTTCGGACACTGAAGTTAAATACTATTCCAGAATATCTTTTAAAGATAGCAACTACAATGGAGAATACGAAGTTTCTGGAATACAAACAACTTCATTCTACATAAATTTAAAGAATAGCGTTGAAGACTCATCATATTCCAAGTTTAATTGTGATGTATTAAAATATTCAACAAATTCTATTTCGGCAAAAGGTGGAGTATCTGCTGTAAAAATAATATCAGGTGGATATGGATATAAACAAATACCAAATTGTTATGGAATAGATTCTGTTGAAGGAAGAGATGGATCTATAGATTTAGTATCTAAGAAAATTGGAAAAGTAAAAACGTTAACGGTTTTGAATCAAGGTTATGAATATTCCATTGATAATTCTATTAGACCAGATGCATATATTCCTCCTATTTTAAGTTTAAAAAATACTGATAAAATAACTTCCGTTCAAGTACTGGATGGAGGAAGAAACTTTTTGTCTACTCCAAATATAGTAATTTTTAATCCATATGAGAAAGAAGTTGTAAATTCCGGCGTCTTATCTCCAAAATTATCATCATCTTCAATTAGTTCAGTAGATATAATTTCTACTCCATATGGATTAAGTTCAGTTAAACATAAACTTTATACAACCAATAACACTAATGGTGTTGGAATAGTTTCAGTAACTTCTTCACCTTCAGGATCAGTTTATTGTACTTTAATTACTCCTATCATTGGATTTAATGTCCCACCATTTAAAATAGGGGATAAAATTTATGTTGAGGGTATGCAAAAATATGGCACTAGTGGAACTGGATTTAATTCTGAAGATTATGATTATGAATTTTTCACAGTAACAAATTATATAAATTCAAATCCAGCGGTATTAGAATATAATCTTTCCGAATATACTGCAAACGCTGGATTAGCAGTAACTTTCCCATCAAAAACTGTAAAAATTATTAATTTTAATGATTATCCTAAATTTAATATAATTCAAGAGAGATCTCTATTCTTGGAGGGTGAAACTTTACTTAAAAAATTCGGATCAGTATTTTTGGAAATTGATTTATCAGTAGTAAGTTCTTCTGATGAAATATTAAAAGTAGATGGAAGTTATGATGAAATTGCAGAAAATGATGTTCTTAAAGGTAAAACTTCGGGAATAACAGCAACAATAGGATCTATAAATTTCAATAGTAGTTTATTAAAAGTTGGATATTCTTCTCGCCAAAATATTGGATGGAAAGATGATACTGGAAAATTAAATTTAGAATATCAAGTAATACCAAATAACGATTATTATCAAAATCTTTCCTATTCCATAAAGAGTACTAAACAATTTGAAGATATATCTGGGACCGTCAATCAATTATTACATCCAAGTGGTCTTAAAAATTTTGCAGATACTCAGGTTTCTTCCGCAGCAACAACATATAAACAACAAGGTGAAACTTATGATGCTATAGTTTTAGATATTTCATCGGAAAATAGAGTTGATACTATTAATGAGTTTGATTTATCTATAGATACAGGTGTAGTAGATAATGTTTCTAGTTCTGTTAGATTCAAATCAAAAAGGTTGGCAAATTATATTGATTGTATTAGTAATATTGCCCTTAAAGTTGATGATATTAGTGGATTATTTGTTAATTTGGACAATAGAACACAAAATACTTCAACATATAAGGCACTCTTAAATTATAATGATAATTTTTCAAGATTTTTAGTAGAAGCTAAAAATCCAGCAAATGGAGATACTCAATTAACTGAATTAGTTACTTTATCCGACTCTGAAAATATCTATACATTGGAAAAATCAAATGTATATACTTCAAATGAACCTCTCGGAGATATAAGTGGATATATTAATGGACTAGGTGAACAGCAATTAATCATAAATCCCACAGATCCTTACAATATAGATTTAGATATAAAAATACTCAAAACTAATTTTTCTTCTGTTAGTGTCGGTTTGGGTGAAACTTCTTTAGGATTTATAACTTTAAGTGGAAGTATAAGCACAGCATCTCCAGGTGCAGGAACAACAATTATATCTTATTCTGCGGAAAATAATAGTGCTTTCTATGTAAATGTTCAGGTATTAAATACTAGAACAAATCAATCTAATTATGTAGATCTTTATTTGACTCATAATGGAACGGATACTTATATGTCCGAGTATTATTTTGATAGTAGTGAAGAATTATTATCCGGCAATTTTATAGGCACTTTCACATCAACAATAAATTCCGGTATTTTAAAAATACAACATAATAATGATTATGCTGATGATATACTAATCAGATCTAAAATAGTTGGATTTGGATCCACATCTCTCGGAATATCTACATATAGATTTAAGACTATAGATCAACCTCCTGGTGGAGAATTAACTGCCAGATATGAATCGTCTTATACTTATTCAAGTGGAATATCAACTGTCTTTAGTTTTAATGTTGATGAGATATCGAGTGTTAAATCATTGGTTAAAGTTTCTATAGGAAACACAGTTACATTGCAACAA